ATGGTATACATCAGGTCCAAGACAACGTTTACAACCTGGTGGTAAAATTGTTCTCGTTATGACGAGATGGAGTAATAAAGATTTAACAGGAAAATTAATTCAAAACCAAAAAGAAGCTAAAGCGGATCAATGGCACGTGGTCGAATTTCCAGCAATCTTGGACCACGGATCACGGAACCCGGTTCCTGTATGGCCAGAGTATTGGAAGTTAGAAGAACTTGAAAAGGTTCAAGCAACACTACCGGTTGGTAAATGGAATGCACAGTGGATGCAAAATCCAACTGCAGAAGAAGGTGCAATATTAAAACGAGAGTGGTGGCGAATATGGAAACACGATTGGATACCAACTTTAGATCATGTCATACAAAGTTATGATACAGCATTTTTAAAAAAGGAGACTGCAGACTATTCTGCGATTACGACTTGGGGAGTGTTCTATCCAACCGAAGATTCACCTGCTAATTTAATATTACTCGATGCAGTTAAAGATCGATTTGAGTTTCCTGAATTACGTAGAAAAGCTTATGAGCAATATGAGTATTGGCAACCTGAAACAGTGATTATTGAGGCAAAAGCGTCAGGTCTACCTTTAACTTATGAACTTAGAAAAATGAATATTCCTGTGATGAACTTTACACCAAGTAAAGGAAATGATAAGCATGCTAGGGTCAATTCTGTTGCACCTTTATTTGAATCTGGTATGATATGGTGTCCTGAACAGAAATTTGCTGAAGAGGTCATTGAAGAATGTGCAGCGTTTCCTTATGGAGATCATGACGACTTGGTAGATAGTACAACACAAGCTCTCATGCGATTTAGACAAGGAGGTTTCGTCCAACACCCGGAAGACTACGAAGACGAACCACTAAACGTACGTAAACGAGAGTATTATGGATGATTTAATAAAATTATTACAAAACTTAATAGCGAATAAACCAAAGCCTAAAGGGGGCATTGCAGATAGCGCAGAAGGCGTAGAGTTTATTGGTAAGCAGTTAAGTAAAAAACAATTAAAAGAATATGAACTGATTAACACTAGAGTAACCGATCCTAGTGGTTTAAGTGCAATTACAATTAGAAACGTGGGCCGTGATAATCGGTACATGTACATGAGAGATTTTAACGATGACTTTACCGGTCAGTTTGAAGATGTTATTAAATTCTTACAAGACAATCCTGATGTAAGATTAACTCAAGCTCAAAAAGATAATATCTTATACAACTTAGGAGTTTATAGAAGAGTTAATACAGAAAAAGCTAAACTAGAAAAAGGCATCATTGAACAAGGTAAGAATCCAGATGAGATTTATAAAAAATCGAATGAAGAAAGACCATTAGAAGAATTATCATTTACACAAGCTCTAGAGCGAATGTTAAAAATTACAGAAGACATGAAAGCGAAAGCAAAAGAGACCGATGATATTTTTTCACCACAAGAAGTTTCACCTGAGAGAAAATTAAGAATTAAAAGATTGTACGATGGTCCAGGGTACGATGACCCTAACTCTGCTGTCTTTAGAGGTTTGGGTAGTAAATATTTACCGATGTTGCATGAAAAAGGAATTATAAAATTAGATGATCAGATTTATCAAAATTTAAAACAAGGGAAACATCATTGGGGTGGTGCAATGTATAATGCACCGGATCCAGTTCGAATATGGCGTTACCATTTTGGTAATGAGGTTTTCGATAAGATGAATAAATGGAATTACAATAACGATGATGTGTTTAAATGGATTGAACAAAATAATATTCAACCAATTAATCGAGAAGGACCAACTAATGCGTTAGAGTATTTAACGCCAACAGAGATCCAACAAAACTTATCTGATGAGTTATCAGCGTTTAAAAAATATAAAAATCCAGAACAGTTAGATGAGAATAGTAGAAAATTTTTCTATGCAGATAAACCTGATCAAAGGATGGAACGGATCACGTACCACGGAGAAAACATTCAAGCGTTAGAAAATGTATTACAAAAAACAGATCCTGCGAGTTACAAAGAATACTACAGAACAAACAAAGCTACTCAACAAGGTGCAGAAATTATTCCGTTTAAAAAAGATCAAGGTATTTTATCGGTTAAATCAGGTGCAGAAGCAGAAGACATGTTAAAAGATTTCTTACAAAAATCTGATCAAATATCTGGTGCAAATGTTAAACCGATTAAACAAGGACAAACAACTAAACTTGACACATTGCCTATGAGATTACTTAAAAACTTTAACACGGAGTTTAGACTAGAAGATTTAACAAACGAAGGCTATTCAAAAGAACAAGCAAATGTGCTAATAAAAGCAAAAAATAAAATAACTTCTGGAGAGGAAATTAATCCTAATGAAGCTTTGTTAAGAGTCAAAGAAGAGATGGCAGATGAAGCAGGCGTTGATGTAGACGAATTAGATTTTGATTTCCAAATAGAAGAACCAGAACCAATTGATGAATTTGCGAAAGGAGGAATCGTTGGCTTATATATTTGATCCGATAAGTAATACGTACATCGATGATGAAGACCAAAGTCTTGGTAATAAACTTGCGTTAAGTCAAGACGCAGAAGATATTATTAAACAGATAGATGAGCAGTTCGGTCCAGGTACCGTGTTCCCTGCATCAGAATTACCTCCTAAAGAAAACCCGTACAAAGATTTTGAAGATAGAAACCCTGCTGCTAATGGTGGTATGATGAGACAAAATTTTGATGTAGGAGGTGTTGCTCAAGTAAGAGCTTATGTTGAGGGTCTTCCTAAAAATTCAGTTATTACCCGTAAGTTAATACAAGATTTTATTGATGCAAATGATGTTAACGTAAATTTTGAAAATTTATTTAATAAACAAAGATCTTCTTATGTTGGTAATTTTGTAAAAGATAAATCAATTAAAGTTGATCCAAGTTATGCTGCTTCTTTTGGGGATACTAAAAAATATAAAAAAGCAAAAGATATTTTAAACGATCCTAAAACAAAAAAAGAATTTATTAAATTTGGAAACAAAGAAGGTGTTTCTGTACTAGACATTAGAAATAAATATAAATTAAGCATGGAGGATTTTTATAATGGTGGATTAAGAGAATTGTTTGACAAAGATTTTCAAAAACAATCAGCTTCAAAAATAAAAACAAGAACAATTAATAATATTAAAACTTTATTAAATGATAAAGAAGCATTTAGTTTTTTAAAAAGAGGAGAGATAGTACCTGATAATATTTTAGCTAAATTAAATTTAAATCCTAGTGAAGCTGCTACAGCTACAGTTAGAATAGGACAAATATACGGTGGAAATAATTTTGGTGTAGATGAATTTAAAAAGATTAGAAAAAATATGAAAGCATCAGATAAACTTTTTAATACAATGAACAAGTTTCCTTTTGGAAACCCTTACAGAGGAAAATTATATAAAGCTTCTTTAGAATTAATTGATCAACAATTAGGAAATCAAAAAGGAACTTTTGAATCTTTAAAAAAGAAAGCATCTTATATTTTAAAGAAAAATAAAATTAAAGGTTTTGATATAAATGAAATAGCTGGAGTTTCTGGCACTGCAAAAACTGGTGTCGGAGAGTTTTCTCAATTTATAGATGTATTAGATAGTAAATTAAATCAAAAAGAAGGAGCAGCTTTTCAATCTGCTTTTTCACAGGCTAGACAAAACATTGCAAATAATCCTGCTTCATTTGCAACAGAAGCTAAAAGAATAAATAAACTTGCTTCTAATTTTGAATCTAAATATGGTTTTAAACTTCCAAGAATAAGAAAATTAGAAGATGTCGAAAAATATTATTCGCCAGCGAGATTAGAGGTTTTAAAAAAACAAGGACTTGATATTGAGAAAGCTTCTAAAAAACTTGGATACACAATTGAAATGCCTAAAGGAGCAGTTACTTTACAAGAGTTTACAGAAAAACCACAACTAAGAGATAAACTTTTAAGTGCTGTCGGTAAAGGCGCAAAGCTATTTGGAAAAGTTATTAAACCAGTTGGTTATGCAATTGGAACAGGAGCTGTTTTATCAGCTAAGTCTATGGCTGATGAAATGGGAATAGAGTTATCACCATTAGATTATTTTGTAGCCCTTGATTCGGGAGATCCAGATTTAGCTATTCGAACTTACAAAATGAGAACTGATCCAGAGTATGCTAAATTAGAACAAGCTAAAACATTATCAGTGCCTTTAGATGAAGGTACTTACGATGTAATAAATGATCAAATGAATGTTCCTAACATAGATGAAACAACTGCTAAACCTTTGTATGATTATGCAACAGGTGGCCGTGTTGGATTTAGTGGCGGAGGTGCAGTAGGGGCTGATGATAATTTTGCAAAAGAATTAGAATATTATTTTACAAATCCAGAAGCAGAACTACCTCAAATGCAAACATTTAAAGAAACTATGAATCCAGTTACACATTTAAATGATATGCTTGATCCAAGAAATGCTCTTTACTACGCAGATATCCTAGCACGATCAGGAGTAAGAGTTGCAGAGTTTGGTGCAAGAATATTACCTGCACTTGGTAAACTTGCAACTGACTTAATACAAAAACCTGCATTCAAAGTTGTAGATGCAGATTCAGATTATGTACAAGATTATAATCTACCTGGTGGTAAATTATTTATTGATGAGTTTGATATGATGGATACAGGAAATAAAAAAACATTAAAAGGTACAGGAATCTTTACTGAGTTTTTACAAAACATAACTCCAACATCTATGGAGAAAAAACTTGGACTTGATAAATTAATTGAAGGTGAAAAACAAAAAATGATTGATAGAGGATCTACTGCAGCTCCAGTTGCTTTAGGAGAAACAGTTGGTCTTGGTGTTGAATTAGTTGCACCAATATTTCCAGGTGTTAAATTTTTACAATCATATGCAAAGGCTAGAAATCTTCCCGTAGATGATGTTACAAAACAAGTTATGGAAAAAGAAATTGATGAAGTGTTAAATGCAAAAGGAACTAATAGAAGAGAATTTTTAAAAGTTAGTGGTGCAGGAGGCGCGGTTATTTTAGCAAAGATGTTAGGCTTTGGTGATGACTTTGGAAGAGTTGCAAAAGTTGCAGAAAAAACTGCAGTTAAAACTGCAAACGTTGGAGGTAAGCCTGCTTGGTTTGATGCATTAGTTTCTAAAGTTATTAGAGAAGGAGAAGATGTTACAAAACAATTTGCAACAAAAGATAGAGAAACTGTTCACGTAATGAAGTTAGGTGAACAAGAAGGTGTGAGAGTTTCTCAAGATTTAGAAACTGGAAACATTACAGTTGATTATGATTCACCTACCAACATGGGTGAACAAAGTGTAACTTTAAATTATAGAGCACCTGAACAATTAGAAAATGGTGTAACAGTACCAGCTAAATTTGAAGCACTGGAATTAGAACCAAGAGGAATAAGAATGGGACCTGATGATTATGAGATAGAGTTTGACGGTGAAAATATTGTAGAAGGAATTGAAGATTTAAACTCTGATGTTTCTAGTTTAAAACAATTTGCAACAGGTCAATTAGATGAAACAGATTTAAAAATTAGACAGGAGAAACTTAAAAAAGTACAAGACCTAAATGAAAACCAAGTATCCCAAGCAGAATATTTAGAAACTAAATATGGCTCTGGTGAAGAAGGTAGTCCTTATTATCAAGACTTTTCAGACTATGACTAAAAAACTAACAACCACAATACCACCTAAAAGAGGACCCAATCCACAAGGCTTGAATATTCCTCTAAAACAGGTTAAAACATCCAATACACCGGAGAATATAAATGGCAGATATAGACAAATCGTTACCAAACGTAAAAACATCAATCGAGGTTGATCCTCAAGAGGAAATCGAAATTGAAGAACAGAAGGCTGAAGAGCTTTCTGAACAACCGATTGAAGTAAACGAACAAGAAGATGGAAGTGTTGAAGTTAATTTTGATCCAAGCAAAGTTAACATCGAAGGTCAACCATCTCACTTTGATAATTTAGCAGAATTACTTCCAGAAGATATTACAGATCCAATTGGAAATGAGCTTGTAGAAAATTATATGGACTACAAAGCATCAAGAAAAGATTGGGAACAAACTTATAAACAAGGTTTAGATTTATTAGGTTTTAAGTATGACCAAAGAACAGAACCTTTTACTGGAGCTTCAGGTGCAACACACCCAGTGCTTGCAGAAGCTGTTACACAATTTCAAGCAGGAGCTTACAAAGAATTATTACCTGCTGAAGGACCAGTTAGAACTCAAATAGTTGGTAATCCAGATCAAGCAAAAGCAGCTCAAGCTCAACGTGTTAAAGATTACATGAACTACGAATTAATGGAGAAGATGGAAGAGTATGAACCAGAGTTTGATCAAATGTTATTTCATTTACCACTCGCAGGTTCTACATTTAAAAAAGTTTACTATGATGAACTGTTAGGTAGAGCTGTTTCTAAGTTTGTACCTGCAGATGATTTAGTAGTTCCGTACTCAGCTACCTCATTAGATGATGCGGACGCAATTATCGAAACATTAAAAATATCTGAAAACGATTTAAGAAAACAACAAGTCGCTGGTTTCTATTCTGATATAGAGTTACAAAAACCACAAGACAAAGAAGATGAGATTGAGAAAAAAGAACGAGAACTAGAAGGAACTAGAAAATCAGGTAAACAAGAAATGGTATACACTCTTTTAGAGTGTCATGTTAATTTAGATTTAGAAGGGTTTGAAGATAAAGATGATGAATTAAACCCTACAGGAATAAAATTACCTTACATCGTAACTGTTGATGAAACTTCAAGAAAAGTTTTATCAATCAGAAGAAACTACGAACCAACAGATCCAAAGAGAAATAAAATCCAATATTTTGTCCATTTTAAATTTCTACCGGGTCTAGGGTTTTATGGCTTTGGATTAATTCATATGATTGGCGGATTGAGCAGAACTGCAACAGCTGCTCTCCGTCAATTATTAGATGCAGGAACTTTATCTAATTTACCTGCTGGATTTAAACAAAGAGGTATTAGAGTTAGAGATGAAGCAGCTCCATTACAACCAGGTGAGTTTAGAGATGTAGATGCACCAGGTGGTAATTTAAGAGATGCATTTATGACTTTACCTTACAAAGAACCAAGTCCAACATTATTACAATTAATGGGTGTTGTTGTTTCTGCAGGTCAAAGATTCGCGGCTATTGCTGATATGCAAGTAGGTGAAGGAAACCAAAGTGCTGCAGTTGGAACTACAGTTGCATTACTTGAAAGAGGTTCAAGAGTTATGTCTGCAATCCACAAAAGATTGTATTCAGGAATGAAAAAAGAATTTAGATTACTTGCAAGAGTATTTAAAACTTACTTACCACCGGTTTATCCATTTGATGTAGTTGGTGGAAGAAGAGAAATTAAACAAATGGATTTTGATGACAGAGTAGACATTTTACCTGTTGCAGATCCAAATATATTCTCAATGGCTCAAAGAATATCTATGGCCCAAACAGAATTACAACTTGCAACATCGAATCCACAAATACATAATTTGTATTCTGCTTATAGAAAAATGTATGAAGCGTTAGGTGTAAAAAATATTGATCAAATATTACCACCACCTGCTCCAGTACAACCTATGGATCCAAGTTTAGAGCACATTAATGCGTTAGGAGCAAAACCTTTCCAAGCATTTAGAGCTCAAGATCACAGAGCACACGTTACAGCGCATTTAACGTTCATGTCTACTAACATTGTAAGAAATAATCCTATGGTTATGGCTTCAATACAAAAAAATATACTTGAACACATCAGTTTAATGGCTCAAGAACAAGTAGAATTAGAGTTTGCAGAGCAATTACAACAAATTCAAATGCTACAAGTACAAGCACAACAAGATCCAATGGCTCAACAACAGCTACAAAAGTTTTCTCAAGACATTGAAGCAAGAAAAGCAGTACTTGTTGCAGAGTTAACAGCTGATTTTGCGAAAGAAGAGAAGGAAATTACGTCTCAATTTGATAATGACCCTCTTCTAAAACTAAAATCAAGAGAAGTTGACCTAAGAGCAATGGAAAATGAACGAAAAAAACAAGCTGACCAAGAAAAAGCAGACCTTGATAGAGCAAAATTAGTCCAAGCAAGAGAATTAGCTGAAGATAAGATGGAACAAAACGAAGATTTAGCTAAATTAAGAGCTGGAGTTAGTCTTGCAGGCAAGGGAATTCAACAAATGTCTGTTATTGACAATGAATAATGATATAATAGATTAAAAAAAGGTAAAAAACTATGATGAACTATAAAAAACAAAAAGATATTAACATTCCTGATCAAAATGTAGAAGTAGATCCAAGATCTAAGACTACAGCTGACAAAGCGTTCAATGGTTTACCAATGGGTGACAAAGAACAAGTCAGAGGTCAAAAAAGAATGTTAGCTGATAAGAAAAGAAAAGCTACTTGGTACTAATATGTGGTTCAGTGCTATTAAATTAGCCGTTCAAGCTGGCTCTCACATTTTTAAAAACCGTCAAAAGACTAAAATGCTTATGGCGGACGCACAAATGCGTCATGCAGAAAAAATGGCAAATGGAGAAGCAGAATACCAAGGTAAATTATTAGAAGCAAGGCAATCGGACTGGAAAGACGAATTTATTTTAATTTTACTTTCGGCTCCAATTGCGTTATTATCATGGGCAGTGTTTTCGGATGATCCGGCAGCTATGGAAAAGATGCAATTGTTCTTTGAATACTTTTCACAGCTACCATTTTGGTATCAAACGATTTTCGTAGGTGTCATTGCGAGCGTTTACGGATTAAAAGCAACTGATTTAATTAAAAGGAAATAAATATGGCAAACCCAAGATATAATAAACAAACTACTAACACGAGAGTTTGTAGAAGTAGTGGATCACCTAAATCTGGTGAAAAACCTATGAAACAAAAATACAAAGGCTTTTCAAAATTACCTGAAAGAGTTCAAAAGAAAATTAATAAAGATTTAGCAAAGAAGGTTTAATATGAATAAATTTAATAGATCAAATTTTAAGAATGGTGGTTCTTCAGAATACCACACAACTAAAGAAGGCAAAAAAGCTAAAAAAGGTCTTTGGTATAACATTCATCAAAAAAGAAAACGTGGTGAAAAAATGAGAGCAAAAGGTGCAAAGGGTGCACCAACAGCAGAGGCTATTAAAAAATCTCAAGCGTAATGTTTAGAAAACAATTTGCATCAGGAAGTAAATCTCCAGCGTGGCAACGTAAAGAAGGTAAGTCCGAGTCTGGTGGATTAAATGCAAAAGGTGTTGCATCTTACAGAAGAGCTAATCCTGGTTCTAAATTAAAAACTGCCGTTACAACTAAACCATCAAAATTAAAAGCAGGATCTAAAGCTGCTAAAAGAAGAAAATCATTTTGTGCTAGAATGAAAGGTATGAAAAAAAGATTAACTTCTGCTAAAACTGCAAGAGATCCAGATTCAAGAATTAATAAATCATTAAGAAAGTGGAATTGCTAATGTTTGATAGAATAATGTATAAAATTTTAGGTGCAATTGATAACTTTTTTATTGCAATAGAGGAGGCTTATGAGAGACTCAAAAACAATAGAATCTTTTCTTCAAAAAAAAGAAAAAGAAAATAAACAACGATCTTTATTTAAAGATTTAAAAAAAGAAGTGGATACCGGAGCAAATGGTACTCAAAAATATGTTATTA